GTGATGGCAAACTGGGGTAAGTACCAGAACCACATCATCTTAGGTGGCAACCGCTCGTCGAAATCGATTTTTGCCAGCCGGTTATGCGTGTGGGCTTGCGGCAGCATCCCCTCTGCCGAGGTCCGGGCCTATCACGTCAACGAGGACCGGAGCATCGAGGACCAGCAGCGGATGATTTATGATGCCCTGCCCATCGGCATCCGCCGGCTGCCCACCAAGAAGGGCCTAAACCACTCCGTCCAGTACAGTCAGAAGAACGGGTTTACCGACAACATCTGCATCTTGCCCCCGCTGTCCGGTGCCGTGCGCGGTGGGTCGATCAAGTTCAGTAATTACCGTGCTTACGCCAACGACGCCCAGATTGCCGAGGGCTACAAGGCCCACCTGATTTGGTGCGACGAAGAATGCCCGCAGAAGATGTGGGAGACGCTGCAATACCGAACGAGCGATTTCCACGGACGCATCCTGCTGACGTTTACCACCCTAACGGGCTGGACGCCGCTGGTGCAGGACATCCTAGGCAAGACGAAGACCCTCAAGAAGCGGTTTGCGCCGCTGGTGGGCAAAGAACTGCCCATTATGCAGGAGTCGCTGTCCCGGCCCAACACCGCAATCTACTACTTCTGGACGGAGGACAACGCCTTTCTTGATACGTCCGACTTCACCAAGAAGCTGCTGGGCCGCCCCCGCGATGAAGTGCTGGCCCGGGCGTATGGCATCCCCACTAAGTCCATCACTTCCGTATTCCCTGGATTCAATAAGGAGGTTAACGTCATCCCATATGAAACCCTACCTTTCGTCCGTGACCCAAGCTATCCGGTCACTCGGTATATGGCTTTGGACCCTGCTGGATCGAAGAACTGGTTTATGCTCTGGGTCGCCATCGACGCCGCTGGCACCTGGTGGGTCTACCGCGAGTGGCCCGACTATGACGACTGGGCACTGCCCGGCAGCGGAGCCGAAGGCAAACCCGGTCCCGCGCAGAAAGGCTCCAAGAAAGGCATCCGTGACTACGTCGAGCTTATCGAGCAATGTGAGGACGGTGAAACAATTCAAGAAAGGCTCATTGACCCGCGCCTCGGTGCGGCGGAAAGGCAGTCCGCCGAAGGGGCAACCACCATCATCTCCGAGCTGGACGACGTGGGAATGACGTTCATCCCCGCCCCCGGCGTGGAGATTGAGAACGGCCTGCAGCTCATTAATGGCCTCCTGTCCTACGATGAGAGTAAGCCCATTACCGCCCTTAACGGCCCCCGGCTCTACATCTCTGACCGCTGCCAGAACCTGATTTACTCAATGGGTGAGTATACAGCCAAGGGCGGCAAGGAAGAGGCGACCAAAGATCCAGTGGACTGCCTGCGTTATTTGCTCGTCGCCAACTGCGAGTTTATGGACCCGCAGGCAATGCAGCAAACCGACAACCGGACGTGGAGCTATTAACTTGCCTTGGAAGGGGCTTACGCATAGCGCCCTAAGCAATGAGTTCCATCGACTCCCTCCAGACTTCCGTCCCCAACGATCCGAGTCTGCAACTGGCCCCGTCCGGCGACAACGCTCCTGATTTTAACCTGATCTGCAAGGCTTTTGAGGACTGCGTTGCCGACAACCAGCCCTACGTCGATCAGTGCCGCGTCAACTACCAGACCCGGTACGCCATCTGGAACGGCCAGTCAGCGGACGGGAAGAAGCATTCCCGCGAGGGCAGCAAGACGAGCCCCACGCCTTGGGACGGCGCGTCCGATCTGCGCGTCTTCCTCGTTGATAACATCATCAACAAAAAGGTGGCGATGGAGTGTATGGCTTTCCAGCGGGCCAACCTCTCGGCGGTGCCGGTTGGCACCAACGATATGGAGCGGTCCAACCTCGTGACCAACTTTATGCGCTGGCTGATCCAGACGCAGATTCCAGAGGTGCATCGGGAGGTTGAGATTGCCGCCAACTATATGAACGAGAAGGGACTGGCCGTGATGGGTCAGTTCTGGGAGAAGCGCCGGGAGAAGGTGCTGGTCAATGTCCGGCTGGAGGATCTCCAGCTCCAGTTCCCGCAGATCGACATTGTTGCCCTGATCGAGGACAAGGCCGCCGAGGAGGACTTGAAGTCCATCTTTGAGGAGCAGTACGGTTGCAGCCGGGCCAAGGCGACCAAGATGCTCAAGGAATTGCGGAAGACTGCAGAGACCACGGTGCCAGTGGAGGGGCCGGAGCGGTCCTACCCCGTCCTGCGGGCGTTCAACCTGGATGAAAACCTGTTCATCCCGTCGTTCTCGCTGGATCTGGAGCGGGTGCCTGGCATCTACCGGGTAGAGTATTTTACCGCCGAGCAGCTCCGGCAGTTGGTGCGCGATGACGGCTGGGACAAGGACTGGGTGGAAAAGGCGATTGAGACGCAGCGTGGCCGGCTGATCACCATCAGCCCCTCCGAGTACACGCAACCCATCAGCCGTTCGTTCGTCTACACGCAGCAGCGGTTCACGGACAAGATTGGCATCGTCTACGCCTATCAGCGTTTGTCCGACGAGGATGGTGTGCCGGGCATCTACTGCACGGTCTTCAACCCGCAGATGCCGCCGGACGACAAACAATCGGGCTTCGCCAAGCACGGCCTTCTCGGTTACGCCCACGGCGAGTATCCGTTTGTCCTCTATCGCCGCGAGTACTTGAGCCGCAAGCTGCACGACAGCCGGGGCGTCCCCGAGCCGGGCAAGCCGTGGCAGGATCAGATCAAGGCGCACAAGGACAGTCGCATCGACGCCGCGTCCCTCGCCATCCTTCCGCCCATCTGCTACCCGCAGGGCCGCCCGCCGGGCCGCTGGGGTCCAGGTGCGCTTATCTCCGAGCGCCGGCCGAACGAGTATCACTACGCCGACCGGCCGATTCCGGATATGAACACGGAGAACTCCGAGTCGCTCTTGGAGTCCTCGTTTAAGGAGTACAACGGCTTTGCCGCGCAGAAGGGTGATCCTTCCGTTGACCCGATCTACAATCAATGGGAGATCAACAAGTTCCTGACCTGCCTGTCCAAGAGCTTCCGCCAGATCTGGAAGCTCTATAAGCAGTACGGCAAGGAGCAGGTCGTTTTTCGCGTGATGGGCGTCAAGGACGCGGACACGATGATGTTTGAGAAAGGTGACGTGAACGAGGAGTTCGACTTCTACCTCTCGTGGGACGTCCAGAGCACCGACTTCAAGTCGATGGCGGAAAAGTGGACGGCCATTATCCAAGGCGCCCAGTCGCTCGACCGCGATGGCGTCTGCGACTGGTCGGCGCTCTTCCAAGCGTTTGTCTCCTCCATCGATCCCAACATCGCCGAGCGCATCATCCGCCCGGTCAAGGCGGGCCAGCAGCAGGTGGTCAACGACGAGCAGCAGGATCTGGCGCAGATCTTTGCCGGCATCCCGAAGAACATCCGCATTGGCACGCCGCCACAGCTCGGCCTGCAGGTCATCCAGCAGTACCTGCAGCAGCCGGACGTCCAGCAGCGGTACTCGCAGGACCAAGCGTTCCGCGAACGCATCGACGCTCGCGCCAAGCAGTACCAGTTCCAGGAACAACAGCAGCAGAACGCCACCATTGGCCGCCTAGGCGCCCAGATGCCTGGACCGATGCCGGCTACCACCTCACCTCGCAATGCCTCCTCGTAAACGCAACCTCCTCACCGCCCGCGAACGGGTCGAACTGCTCCAGGTCGCCTTGGTGCGCCTTGCGCCCACCGAGGCGTTCCAGGAGTTTATCGACCACTTGCGAGAGATCCAGCGCAACACGCTGCTGGATCTGATGAACGATGTGACCGTGGCTGATGAGAAACTAACCGCTGCGGCGGTGGGTGAACTGCGGGCCTACGAAGCGATCATCAACCTGTTTGACGACTATGTAGCCACGCAGGTGCAGCAGGCAGTAGGAGATGATCAGGGATAAGATGGCCTAATACCGCTTGACATAGGGTCGGGTTATAATCACGGCTGATGGCACTGGGCTCCCGCCCTGTCCCGCCCTTGGGGGCTTTAAACCCACGATGTCTAACGATACAGTCCCAGCCACTTCGCAGCCAGTTGAAGCGCCCCCGGCGCCCGAGACGAAAAGCGATGCACCAAACAGCAATCTGAGTGTAGCTCAGGCCGCGCAACGTCTGCTTAATATGCAGGCGGAAAACGCACAAGCCCAAGCTAAACTAGCGGAACAGGTTGCACAGCCCGACAAGGCTGAAGAACCCGCATCCACAGAAGCGGCACCCGCCGAGTCTGTCGAATCCGAGGCCCCCGAGCCCGAGGCGCAAGCCACGGAACCGGAAGCCGAAGAGGACTCAGTTCCTTCTCAGATCTCGCCAGAGATTCAGAAGAATATCAACAAGCGCATCGGCAAGGAAGTCGCGAAGCGCAAGGCCGTTGAGGCCCAGTTGAATGAACTCAAGCTGGAGATGGCTAGGCAGTCGCAGCAACAGCAGCAGGCGCAACCTGCTCCGGTGCCGATTGCTCCCCTGCCGCAAGGCACGGTGCCACTCGCCCAGATTGAGGACTACAACGGTCTCCAGTCCTTAGCCCAACAGGCCAAGGAAGCCAAGCGGTTCGCGCAGCAGCAGCTCGCCAAGACCAACTTTGAGCCCATTCAGCTTGAAGGACAGTTATTGGATCGGGAGGCGCTGAACACCATCATCATCAACGCTGAAAAGACGTTGGAGGATGATATCCCTGCCCGGACGCAGTTTCTGCAGCAACGCGGTCAAGCTCAACAACTTGCCTACGAGAAGTTCCCCTTCTTGAAAGACAAGTCCACTCCCGAGTACGTCGCGGCCCAGCAGGCTTACCTGCAAATGCCGTGGCTGAAGAACCTTCCCAATGCGGAATGGATCATCGGGGTGCAGATTGAGGGGCTCAAAGCGTTGCAGGCCAAGGAGAAGGGTAAAGCCAAGCCGACAAAGCCTGGCGTCATCCCCTCCAGCAAGCCGCCCAGCAGTCAAACCGTTGCCACTTCTGGAAGTTCCGAAAGCCGCGTTCCGTCTTCCACAAAGTCGGCCACGCAGGTTGAGGCCCTCCGGCAGCATCTGTCCAAGAAGGGTGGAGTCACGACAAACGAAGCAGTCCAATTCCTCCTGGCCCGAGAAGCGGCCAAACAAACTCGTTAAACATTAGTTTATGGCTCTTAGCACTACTTACAACGTCGCGGGTGATCGTGAAGATCTCACCGACTTCCTTACCATCCTCGCCCCCGAGGATACCCCGAAGGTCTCCACCTTCGCGAAGACCAAGCGGATGACCAATGCCTATCAGGAGTGGCAGGTTGACTCCCTTTCGCCCGTCAGCTTTGGCGGCGTGCTGGAAGGTCAGGATGTCCTCGCCTTCTCCAATCAGGCCGTCAATCGCGCCCGTATCGGCAATTACGTCCAGCAGTTCCGCGAGCAGTGGATGGTCTCCCGCTTGCAGGAGGCTTCTGACGTTGCCGGTGTCGCCAGCGAAGTCGCCAACGCGAAGATGAAGGCGATGCGCGAACTGAAGCGGTCCATCGAGGCCTGCATCGGTTCCGACAATGATCGCCAGCAGGAGGCGCCCCCGGCCCCCTACAAGCTGCGCGCTCTCGGCAAGTGGATCAGCGCCACCCCCGGCTCTGACGTCCCGGCCGCGTTCCGCACGCCCTCCGGCAACATCGACACCACGGCGACCGGCTCCCTCGGTGAGTCCGCGTTCAACGACGTGTTCCAGTCGATCTTCCAGCAGGTCGGTGGCCGCCGGTCCTACACCCTGTTCGCCGGCCCGAATCTGAAGCGGGCGATCAGCAAGTTCCAGCGTCAGGAAGGCGCGTCTGGCACCACGAAGACCTATCAGGTCACGCAGGATGCCTCCTCGCACAAGATCGACCTGGACGTTACCGTCTATGTCGGTGACTTCCACACCGTGACGGTCGTTCCCGACCTGTTCAACGGTATCGCGGACGGCGCTGATCCCTCGACCACCACCAACCAGCAGAAGGCCCGTGGCTACGTCATTGACCCCGAGCTGGTCGGTATCGGCTATATGCTGGGTATCGAGTCCAACGAGCTGCCGGACCTCGGCGGTGGTCGTCGCGGGTTCATCCTCGCGGCCCTCACCCTCCTGGTAAAGAACCCCCTCGGTCTCGGCAAGTTTGCCGGCACCAGCTAACCCTCAACCTAGGAGGAAATCACAATGGCTGATACTGCTGTCACTATCTCCCGCGCCCGCACCTCGCAGCTTTCGCTGCAGGAGCAGGCTCGCGGCTTCTCCCACAAGTACACCGTCAAGAGTGCTGACGTGGCGCTGGGCACCGGGTCCTCGGACACGGTGACCGTCACGCTGGGCACGCTGCCGGCAAAGTGGGCCATCAACAACGCGCTGGTGAACATCTCGACTGCCTTTGCGGGCACGACGGCGTTCACGGTCGTTGTTGGCACCACCACCACGACCAACAGCTTCATCACCTCGCAATCGGTGCTGACGGCTGGTGTTCTGGCCGGTGTCCCGACGACCGCCACGGTTCGCACCGCGACCGCTGCCGCCAATATGGTGGCCGTGTTCACGAATGCGACGGGTGGTAGCCCGTCCGCCCTGACGGCGGGCGAGCTGGACATCTACCTGAACATCATCGATCTCACGACGATCGATAAGCTGGGTTAATCCCCACCCGGGGGCATCCCGCAAGGGCTCTGCCCCCACCCCCTTTTATGGTTCAGTCCGAGCCGCAGATCATCACCTCGCTCCCGCCGAACGTCGTCCGCGAGTTCTGGCGCGAAATGGAGGAGGGCTTGCCTGCCGAGAAGGTGCAGGCTGGTCTGCGTCAGGTTGAACACGCCAAAGTTATGGCGGCTCAGGGCTCGACCAAGATCGATGGCCTTGGGCAGATGGCGGCCAAGATTGATGCCCGCCTGTTCTTCCGCCTTCAGCAGCAGCACGGCAACCAGGTTCACGAGTGGATGCCGGAGTATCTGAAGGACAACCCCGATATGTGCGCTAAGGGCTACCGCCCCAAGGTGAATCCCGCTAGGCGCGGTATCACGGGTGGCTGGTACGCCAACAAGGACACTTGAGGACGACCCCGTACAGCAAGGCGTTGGCACAAATTTGCGGCCTGATCGGCGTACCGACTAGCCGCCTGTCCACCGAGCTGGCGGATAGCATCAATGTCCTCTTTAACGCCAACGTCCGCCAGATCTGGGGTGCGGGCAATTGGCCCGATCTGTCGATTTGGGGTGAAGCGCGGTTTGCGGGTAACGTCCTGACGTACCCCAATGACCTGGCGCAGTCCAGCTACTGGACGGCCACCAATGCCACGATTACGGCCAATTCGATCAACAATCCGGCCGACAACCGCACCACGGCATCAAAAGTCCTAGAAACGGCCGCAACGGGCGAGCACAAGGTAGCCCAGACGGTTGCTGGCTTCCCTTCGACGGACTATCAGGTAAGCGTGTACGCCCGCCCGAGCGGCCGGGACTACATTCGTTTGGCGGTCAACGACGGGACGACGACGTTCAGCGCCTTTTTTAACGTGCAGGCTGGTACGATTGGCACGCAGGCCAACGTCACCTCAGCCAACATTCAACAGTGCCCTAACGGCTTCTTCCTCTGCACGATCACGTACACGACGGGAGCGGCCTGCACCTCGCAGACGTATAGCCTCAACGTCTCGACGGACGGTAGCACGATTTCTTACGCAGGTGACATCACCAAGGGCGTGTACGCTTGGGGTGCCCTAATGGTCCAGCAGACCAACGTCTCGCCTAACCAGTTTATTGTTCCCTACGAACAGACTGGCGAAAAGGTGATCGACGTTCTGTTCCAAGCTTGGGTCGATAACCCAGCGATGGTGACCTACCCCCGCCCGCAGGGATATGTCGTTACGGACACGGGGTTCCAGATGATTTCCACGGCTGGTGGATTTATGGGGACGAATGGGTACGTCTCGTACAACACCAATCCTGCCAATCCGGTCTACCTTTTCTACCGCCGTGCCCCTCTGAACTACTCCGGCGATACGTTTAGCGCCACGGCTACCTATGTGGCCGACCAGTACATCTACTACACGCGGACCACTGGGGCGCTGACGGGTACGTCAGATTACTGGAAGTGCCTGAGCACGACCACGGCAGGCCAGGATCCCGAGGACACCCCGGCCAAATGGGAACTACAGGAACTGCCGGAGGCCCTTAGCGGCGTGTTGGTCTGGCAGACGTTTGGCGACTGGCTGGTGCAGGACGGCCAGATGGACAAGGCCACGCAAGCCTACCAGACGGCGGAATTGAAGAAGTTGAACGAATGGGATCGCATCGAGCGGCAGATGCCTGACAACTTCCAGATGCAGGTCTTTACTCACGGCACGTCGCAAAATCGTAGCTGGTAACCCACCCACCTTATGGCCTCGTTTAATCTCAATAACATCTTCCCGAAGCCCGCCATCTATCGTGGCAGCTCGGTGGCTGACCAACGGCTTACGGTCAGCAGCTCGGCAGTTCAGCTCTCGGCCTTTGGCGATACCACCAATATGGTGATGTTCGACATTCAAGACGCCGATGTGATGTGCACCATTGACGGCAGCACGCCCACCTCGACCAACGGGCACCGCCTCTATCAGGGCCGAGCGTACACCTGGAGCACGGCAATGGCGCAGGCTGCTAAGTTCATCCGTCAGGCTGGCACCGATGCGGTGATCCACGCTAGCGAGTGCCAGTTGTGAACGTACTTGCTTCCGAGTTTGGCAGTGCTCTGAACGTCCTCGGCCAACGTATTGGCGAGGCGGACAACTACGGCACGGACTATCCGCTCTTCCTCAACACGGGAGTGCTGCTGATTGGTGGCACGACCGACAAGATTCTTACCTCAACTGGCGATAGCCTCAAGTGGGTTGCGCCGTATCCTGGACCCTAATCTGTTATGGCTGACACACGCATCAATGCCCTGAGTACGGCGACGGTTTCGCTTTCCGACGACTTTCTGCCCATTGACGGCACGACGGCTGGCACCAAGAAGCTGTCTGCCTTCAGCCCGAGCTTTGGCGGCAACGCCACGGTGGGCGGGACGCTGACGGTAAACGGGGCCACGATAAATACGAGCGGTACCAATGCGGCTGTTAAATCTAGCGACGGTGCGGTTATCACTAAGGTTCAGTCAGTTGTTAGCGCCCCGATTGGCATTGTAGGAACCGAATCGAATCACGACCTCGGTGTTTATACCAATAATACTAATCGCCTAAACGTTTCTGCTGCTGGTGTAATTTCAATTTCTGGCACCACCGCCTCCACCTCCACCTCCTCCGGTGCACTGGTGGTGAGCGGGGGCGTGGGGGTGGCGGGGGCGATTGTTAGCGGTGGCAACATTGGCATCGGTAATGTTAATCCGGTAGTCGCCTACACATCCACAGGTAGTTTGCTTGGAAGCGGTACCAATCCGCAAGTTAGGCTTTCATCGACTGGATCGTCAGGATGGGCCTTTAGCACTTATGCCAATACCGCGGCGGATGGTAAATGGAGCGCGGGGCTTAATGCTGGCGCAAATCGCTACATTATCACGAACGATCTCGATCTGAGCGGAACTGCCGCACTTGCTATTCTTCCAACTACGCTTGACGCGACGTTCGGTGGTGCACTGTTGGCTACTGGAACGCTTACCGCCAACGCTGCATCAAACGCTTTTCGCATCACCAACAGCCAAACGCCCGCGTCCGCTGGCGCTACCGGCACCGCTGGCACGATTTGCTGGGACACGTCCTACATCTACGTTTGCACCGCTTCGAACACTTGGAAGCGAGTCGCCATCGCCACTTGGTAAACTTTCCCTATGAATACCGTCATCGCCATTGTCCCCGTGAGCGTCTGGACCCCGACCGGCACCAAGACTGCCACTCAATTCGCTCCGCGTTACGTGAGCTATCAGAACGGTCCCGCCGTTGCCGACTGCCAGCTCCTTGACGCTGCCGGTGCGGAGGTTGCCTCCCAGCTAGTCAACGCCACCGCCGCCCAGACGGCTACGTGGACCAGCGACGAGGCGTTCTACAAGGTGCTGGCCCAGAACGCTGGCCTGACGCCGCTGTAATGC